TTTGGCGTGGTGCCACGTAACTGGTAGGGTATTCGTCCGCAAGGACTTTACCACGGGTCGTGCGGTGGAGTTTACTCCTTTCGCTACCGCATGATCCGTCTATTTTGCAGAGATTGGAGGCGATAAGTTGAGCAGGACCGTACGTACACGTGGCGGCCCACAAGTCAAAGGCTATAGCGAAGCCGGGGCAAGCACCACAAGGCGCTCCTTGAAGAGTTTCATTCCTCGAAGCGGTTCGCCGCGAGAGGATATTGACTGGAACAACTATACACTGCGGCAACGGGGCCGGATGCTGTACATGGCAGCTCCAGTCGCCACCTCAGCCATAAACACAAACAGAACGAAGGTAATCGGCACTGGCCTAACTCTCAAAGCATCGATAAACCGTGAGATTCTTGGGCTCAGTCCCGAGGCAGCCAAGGAGTGGCAGCAGAGAGCCGAGGCCGAGTTCAGAATGTGGGCCAGTAAAAAACAGAACTGTGATGCAACAGGTGTGAACAACTTCGAGGGCCTTCAGCAGCTGGCCCTGAAAGCGTGGCTTATGAGCGGCGATGTGTTTGCCCTTTTCAAACGATATGAGCGAACTAGTTTCAATCCATATTCCCTGCGAATTCATCTGATTGAGGCCGACCGCGTGAGCACGCCTACTGATTATGGAGCTACTTTTTCTCCGTCCCCGAGATTTACAGACGGGGAGAACACTGAGAACGGAAACAGAATCTACGATGGTGTCGAGATTGACAAGCAAGGCCGGATTGTGGCTTATCACATCAGAAATACGCACCCGGGTGAGCTCACTACTAAGAAGACTGAATGGGTTCGCGTTGAAGCGTATGGAAAGAATACGGGCCTGCCCAATATCCTGCAGATAATGGAGAGTGAACGCCCTGAGCAATACAGGGGTGTTACATATCTAGCGCAGGTTATTGAACCGCTCTTACAGTTGCGCAGGTATACCGAGGCCGAATTAATGGCTGCATTGGTGCAGTCATTTTTTACTGCCTGGATTCAGACCGAAACCGATCCGACGGATATTCCCATCAATGAAACCGGAGCCGGCGATGTAGTTGGTTTCCCTGGCGAGGAAATCGACAACCTGTCCGAGAGTGATGATGAGTATGAGATGGGGCCAGGCACCGTTGTCCACCTGGGGGAAGGAGAGAAAGTTGTCTTCGGCAATCCGAACATTCCTACCACTGGGTTTGAGAGTTTCACTAAGACTGTCTGCCGTTTAGTTGGTTCGGCCCTCGAGATTCCCTATGAGGTGTTAATCAAGGAGTTTGATTCATCGTATTCCGCTAGCCGGGCGGCTCTGCTGGAAGCCTGGGAAGCATTCAAGATGCGCCGACAGTGGTTTGTGGATGATTTCTGTCAGCCTGTCTACGAGGTGTGGTTGGCCGAGGCTGTTGCTCTAGGTAGGATCAAGGCCCCGGGATTCTTTGAAGATCCCATAGTCAGAGATGCATGGTGCGGTGCTCGGTGGATTGGCCCGGTACAAGGCCAACTCGATCCTACCAAAGAGGCCAAGGCTGCCATTATGCAAGTTGACCGCGGCTTCAAGACGTACGAACAGGTTACCAGAGAGCTCGGTGGTGGTGATTGGGAGGACAACATCGAGCAGCTTGCAAGGGAGAATCAAAAGTTGAAGGATGCTGGCGGTGGTAACTACATGGCCGCCTTGAGTGACAACGACAATGCAGACGAAAGGGGAGAACCGAAGGATGAGTAACCTGTTGAAGGGGGTGTTCGGAAGGGCAAGGCCTGCGGTGAACATCCAGCGCGACTATTACACTATGGCCACGGTGAATGGAGACGAAGCCGAGATCGTCATGTATGGCGAAATTGTGCAGGAGCGCCCCAGGAACTGGTGGACCGATGAACCCATCGAAGGAAACTATATCGTTCTGAACGAGTTCCTCGAGGACCTTGAACAAGTGGCACACGCAAAGCGCCTCACGATTCGGCTGAATAGTATCGGTGGTGATGCCTATGCTGCAATACCCATCCACAATAGACTTCGCGAACTCAAAGCGGAAGTAACCGCTATCGTGGACGGTGTGGCCATGTCTGGCGGTTCCCTGATAATGTGCGCTGCTGACAAGGTCAAAGTCCATCCCTCGAGTCTGATAATGATCCATAAGTGTTACGTGCTCACTTGGGGTTACTATCGTGCGGACGAGCTGCGCAGTCTTGCGGATGGTAATGACGCCGTGGACAAAGCTCAGGCTGCGATTTATAAACGCAAGACCGGCCTCGGTGAAGATGAGCTCTTGGCCATGATGGCAGATGAAACATACATGACTGGTCAAGAAGCACTAGACAAGGGGTTTGCCGATGAGCTCCTAGACGGTGATGCACCTGATATCGCAGCGAGTGCTGATTTGACTACCCTTTACGTGAATGGGCGTGCGTTTCGCGTGAGTGCTCCGCTCTCAAATTTACCAGAGAGCATTCCTACGGTCGAACCCGACACCAAGTCGGTAGAGACAAAAACACCGGCAATGACCGGTGACTCAAAAGGAGGTAAGACGATGGCAAAAACTCTTGAAGAGCTTAGGGCCGAGAATCCTGAGCTCGCTGAGCAAATTCTAGCCCAGGCCAAGGAAGCTGTGGCAAAGGAAAGTGTTGACGTTAACGCCGCTGTTGAAGCGGAACGGAAGAGGATTGCAGAGATCGATGAGATCGCCGCCCTCTACGATGACGAACTGGTTCGGGAGGCGAAGTTTGGCGAGAAACCCATGACAGCTCAAGAGCTCGCTTGGGAGGCGGCCAAGAAGGAGGCGCATAAGAGGCGGGCATTCCTTGATGATGCTGACAAGGACTTCAAGGCATCCGGCGCAGACAAAGTTGTTGCTTCGGCCACTGTTGAGGATGAGACTAAGCTTCTCACCCCCGAAGAGCGCATGGCGCAAGGCCGTGCTGATGCGAAAAGAATGCAAACAAAGGAGGAAAAGTAAATGGCTAGACATCTTAACCGAAAAGTTGGCGACATGAACTACGACAAGCTAATCGCTGGCATTACGCCACCTGTTCATGTCAACTCCGGGACTATCCGGAAGGTTGCGACCGAAGCCGAGTATAAGCGAGGCACGGTGTTGGCGAAGTCTAGTGTGGATGGCAAGCTGGTTATCTTGGGAACGGCACCAGCGGAGGCGGTAGAAGCGGTAGCGCCTACCTACGTTATCACGGAAGACATTGCATTAACATCGGGTAAGACTTACTACACCCGGTCGGGCACGGAAGGTGCTTATACTTACACCGCCGTAGCAACCCCTGACGTTGCCAACATCGGCAACTATTATGAGATGACCGATCCCGGTTCTCCTGCGGTGGCAGCGGAAGTGCTGACTGTTGATTGTATTTTGTGTGACGACACTACCATCGGTACCAGCGCTGATAGGAACGTGCCTGTCTACACCGCTGGTTGCTTTAACAGCGACGCTTTAATAGTGAAAGCTGATTACACTTTGAGCGAGGCCGATAGGGATAAGCTGCGTGAGCGCGGCATCTATCTGGGCACCGTATTACCCGACTAACAAAAGGAGGATGGAACAATGCCAAACAACATCGATATTTTCGATACCTATTACATGGCCGGAGTAGTGCAAGAGATTGTCCCTCCGGCAACGTTCTTCCGTGATAGGTACTTCCCCACCGATGCTGCAGACATCTTTGCTGCAGACAAAGTGTTAGTGGAGTACATGGAAGGCGATCGGCGTCTTGCGCCCTTCGTAGTCCAGCGTGCTGGTGATATTCCCGTTGGGCGCAAGGGCTATGAAGTGCATGAGTTCGAGCCGCCCTTTATCGCTCCGTCTCGCCTTCTGACGTTGGATGACCTCCGCAAAAGAGGGTTTGGTGAAGCCTTGTTCGCAGGTTCGACACCCGCTCAACGTGCAGCTGCTCTGCAACTCCGTGATCTGACCGACTTGGACTTGAGGATAACCCGTCGGGAGGAATGGATGGCAGCTCAGACCATGATTAACAACGGGTGCTCTGCCGTAGCCTACATCGACAACGCCACTGCTGGTGTACCCTTCGACATCTACTACTATGACACGGGAGGAA